CGCACAACCAGCGGCGGCGTGTGTTTGCTTTTTTCTCTAAGCGCCAAGGCGAGATCCAGGCAGGCGACTTTTCGTTTCTGGACTCTGCGGATTTTGAGCCAGTCGAGAAAGTAATCTTAGACACTGTGCTGTATGAGGACCAGCAACTTAGCAAGCTAAAAAGTCACTTTGACCAGTACCCGGAAGATTACGTAATTTTTATTACGACCATGCTGGGGGTTTACTCATACCCTTTTTTGAAAGGGAACCTTGGCGGCTAACGGTTCCGATACCATCGCCCGAGCCCAACATCATCAAGCGTACAAACCTAAGCAACCAGGCAATGATAGAGCACGCTCTGGTTCGTCATGGTTACGGTACGCTTGCTGAGATAAGGCAGATGGACACACGAGACTTTCTTGACGCGGTGGAGTACCAAGAGATCGCGTCAGCCATCGAGCAGTACCACATGAACGAAGCTCAGCGGGCACGGTGACACGGCCCGCTGCTGTGCTATACTTGTGCGAAATGCAATCAGCATAGGCTCAATCTATGGCCGTCGTTACTGAACTAATCACCAAATTTGGCTTTGAAGGATCCACCAAGCCTCTCAAGGACTACAACAATAGCCTCGGCGAAAGCATCAAACTTCTCGGCGCGATGGGCGCAGCATTCGGTGCCGCCACCTTTGCGGTCGCTAAGTGGGCGTCTGGGGTTAGTCAGTCCCTTCAACCTCTGTTCGATCTCAGCGAGCAAACCGGCGTGGCTGTCGCATCCCTCCAAGAGTTGTCATTTGCCGCTGAACAATCAGGCTCATCATCTCAAGCCCTGGAATCATCCATTAGCGGTCTATCCGCAAAGATCGGCGAAGCCGCACAGAAGGGCAGTGAGGAATTTTCCCGGCTCGGGATTAGTGTCCGGGATGCTAACGGCAACGTTAAAGACGCCGATGCAATCCTGGGAGAGGTCGGCAACAGCTTTAAGCGGCTAGGCCTATCAATGAGCGAGCAACAGGGCTATGCCGAGGCGCTCGGTATTGATCCCAGCCTGATTTCCATGCTCAGCCAGACCAGCGCGGAGACAGATAAGCTCAAGCAGCGCGCTCGTGACCTGGGTATCACGCTATCTCCAGAAGATAAAAAAGGGCTGAAAGAATATAACGAATCCATCTCGGAGATGGATTCTGCAATGAGCGGACTTAAAAACCAAATTGCCGTTGCTATTGTGCCGGAGCTTGAAGGCCTGGCGGAGGGCTTCAGCGATTTGCTCGCTAAAAACAACGAGTGGATTGTTGATGGCGTGGAGGCAACTGTAGAGTTTGTCGTCGACTTGGTTGACGCGCTCAAAAGACTGGCACCATTTATCCTGGCTGCTGGCGCGGCGTTTACCATAGCGACAATCGGCACATCTGGATTCGCAGCAGCGCTTGGTTTTGTACTTTCTCCTGCCGTTTTAATTACCGCCGGGATTTTAGCTATCGCACTCGTTCTTGATGATCTGATCGTAGCTTTCCGAGGCGGCGATTCGGTTATTGCAAACTTCTTCGAGGAATTTTTCGGCTGGGATATACAGCCGCTGCTTAAGGATATTGTTGCGGTCTTTAAAGAGGTCGTCGGCGGGATACTGGGTGGCGCAAAAATCATATTCGATGCCTTGAAACCGATAGCGCCGTTGATTGCCGTTGTGGGTGCCGCGTTCGTTGCGGCTACTGTTGGCCCTACAATATTTGCGGGAGCACTTGCCCTGATAACATCACCTATAACCCTCATCATTGCCGGGGTAGCCGGCATATTATGGGCAGTTAATGATCTGACAAAAGCATTTCAAGGCGGTGAGTCTGTCATTGCAGACTTCTTTCAAGAGTTCCTGGGCTTTGATATTCAGCCGGTTCTGAAAACGATAGTGTCAGGATTCAAAGAAGCATTTAAAGTCGTAACAGATTTAGTTACTGGAGTGTTTAGCGGAATGGTAAAAATATTCTCAGGCATAGGGGATATATTATCAGGCAATTTCAGCGAAGGTTTTGATAAAATCGGCGAAGGCTTCATGGAAATAATCGACTCGTGGGCCGAAGCATTTAGGAGTATTTTTGGGGGAGTGTTCGATTGGCTGAAGCAAAAGGCTCTGGATATTTTGCCGGACTGGGCCGTTAAAACTTATCGGCGGATCTGGGGATGCGGTGCAGGGAGCTGCGGATATAGCGGGTGACGTGGCGTCGGGCGCTGCGGATATAGCGGGTGACGTTGGCAACTGGGTCGGGGGGCTTTTCGGCGGTAAAGAATCCGGTGAAGATGGAGCTCCAATGCCAACACCAGTATCTGATCCAACATCCCAGTCTCATTCGCAAGCCATGCAGCCGGGCGGCGCTGTAACGAACGTCGGAGGAACGTCGAGCAGTGTCGAACAGAACATAAACATGGAGATCAAAACATTAGATCCCGAGCGTGCAGGTAAGGCCGCGTCCGACGGACTACAGCGGCAGCTTGAGGACGCACGGACCCAAAGCAGACGCGGGGGAATGTAATGGCGCTAATCGGAGAGTTGACAGACTACGCAAAAAACACCGGCGGCATACGTGACTACCTAAATTGGCAGTATCCAAGCGACACCGATTCCGACTCCGAAACTGTTGGCATTGGCGGTTATACCGCATTTGCCCAGGTGAGCGAAAAATTCAGCCGCTCTGCCAAGGTGCCTACCACCTTCCTCGAAGACGGTAGCCATGTTAACGATCACATTATCAGGGAGCCCCTTACGGTCAGCATAGAGGGCAACGTATCGGACGTTTACGCGCAGCCAAGCGCACCGGTGGCCGCATTTCAAGAGGCGCAAACGCAGGTCGGAAATATCACTCAATACGCCCCGGCGCGCACGCAGGCACAGCTTAGCCGAGTATCGGGTCTAGTCAATGACTTTACCAACGCGGTTGACCGGGTGGATGCTGCAATAGACGCAACGCAGGGCGCAGCAAAGTACCTCGGGCTGCAAGACAGCGAAGCCCAAACCAATATCGAGGCGTTTTTGAAAAAAATGGAAGGTCTTCAAGCGACTGATAAGCTAATCAAAATCAGCACGTCGTTCAAGAACTACACCGATATGTACATTACATCGCTTGAGGTCACACGTGATAACCAGAGCAAGGCGATCAGTTTTAACCTGGAGGCGCAGAAAGTGCGCATTGCGCAAACCCTATTCACAAAGACTACAGCCGCTCAGAACGCAGCCATTGCCACTAACGGCCAGACTGACGGCGAGACGGACAAGGGGGCGCAGGAAGGTGAGGAAGTGGAAGAGAGCTTGTCTACCAATTTGGGGCAAATGTTTGGGTGGATTCCAGAATGAGACGACTGCAAAACATAACGGCAGAGCCTATCCAGCGGCACACTATCCTTTTTGAAGAGTCTGAGATCATCTTCACGCTGCGATTTTACCCGCGCACTCAAATATGGATGTTCGATGCGGAGTTCGGCGACACGGTGGTTTACGGTCTAAAATTATCCGTGGGCGTATTGCACATGCTCAGCCAGAATCAGCCCTTTGATTTTATCTGTATTGACCGCAGCGGAAACGGGATTGATCCATTCACGCGGCAGGACTTCAGCGGCGGACGCTGTAATATTTACATGCTGGAGGCGGCGGATATGGAGCAGCTCCGTGGAGTAGAGGTGCAGTTCTGATGACCACTCCAAGATTTAGCCGCGATTATATCCTCAGAATAACCGCCGGAGGTCTCAACATTGAGATAACGCCGCCGATCCAAATTGTCTTCGACATCACGAAGTCTATCCGGGGTGGCATTAACAAAATGAATATACAGATTACCAACCTGGCAGAGTCCAAACGATTGTCTCTTGTTAAAGATGCCGAAGAGGGCGAGAAAGTAATCCCGGTTGCGCTGTTTGTCGGTTATCAAGACCGTGTAGAAATGATTTTCAAGGGCACAGTCCAGACCGGCGGTAATGCACGGCAGGGGCCGGACATCATTACCTCGCTGGAATGCTTGGACGGCGGCAAGGATTCGCTGCATAGTTTCACCGCCCGCACGGTCGAGGGCGGGCGCAGGGCGATAGATGCGTGCGTCGCAGATATGCCACGCACAAAAATAGGCAAGATCACCGAGCGTCCGCCTTTGACGCGACCCAAGGTGCTAATCGGCAACAGTGCGCGGCTTATCGAGGAAATGATGGGACCTAATGAAACGTGTTATATAGATGATGAACAGCTTTACGCCATAAAAGACGACGAGGTTGTGAGCAGGTACGTGCCGGTAGTGAGTGCGGCAACCGGGATGATCAGCACACCAACACGGGATAGCAAACTGGTGACGTTTGAGACGTTGATGAATCCAGCTATAAAGATCGGCGGTCTTGCTAATCTTAAAAGTTCAACAGCGCCGCACCTGGACGGCATTTACAAAATTGAAACAATCAACTATCGCGGCGACAATTACGGGGATGAGTGGAAACAGAGCTGCACCGGCACCCTGGCCGCAGAGGCGAAATCTATATGACAGCGAAGCGGGAATTGACAGACGTTCTGAACGACGCCATTGGCGAGGCACTGTCCAACTTGCACACTGCCACCATTGCCAAAGTCACGGCGGTGCAGGCCAAAACCATCAGCGTCCAGCCTGTTATTAATCGCGTGGTGGCTGGCCGGTCTATTGAACTACCGGAGTTCACAATGGTTCCGCCTGTATTTATGCAAGGCGGAGGAAGCCACACAGCGTACCCGATAGCCGTCGGCGATTACTGCTTGCTGATCCTTACAGAGCGTTGCTTTGATCGCTGGTACGACGGGGCAGATTTTCAAAGCCCAGCTGAATTTAGAATGCACGACTACAGCGACGGCCTGGCGATTGTAGGCGTCAATCCCTTGGCCAGTGCAATTACCATACCAAGTGTAATCCAGCAGACTGGCGATACGAACCAGGATGGTGACTATACGCACCAGGGCGACCGGACGCAGGTAGGCGACTTAACTGTTACAGGCAACTTGCAAGTTAATGGAAACATTACATGCACAGGCAAGCTAACTGTGGCAACGGCAACTATCGGCGGCATAGACTTTGGTACACACACTCACAGCGGCGTAGACACCGGGCCGGGCAACACAGGAGGACCGCAATAATGCAGGTCAGCGGACTAGACAACAACCTAGACTGGCGATTCGGAAAAGGCCGCGCAGTGTACAAGCGCGACTCGAAAGCTATCGCGCAAAACGTACTAACGCGGCTGCGGTCATTTAAAGGTGACTGGTATCTGAACACGCAAGCGGGTGTTGACTGGCTTCAGTTGCTCGGCAATCTTGGCACCGAGCGGCGCATCATTCGAGCCGTGGAATCAACCGTGCTGCAAACCGAGGGCGTTATTTCAATACAGCGTTTAGGCATAATTAAGCGAAACAGCAGCAGGGGTGTTACAATCGAACTTCAGTACACCGACGTTTTTACAATACAAGATTTGCAGACCCTGGAGCTTACCGCATGACATTGCCAAGATTCACGCCGGACGGCATACAGGTGCAGACCTTTCAGGAGATATACGACGAACTGGCGGCGGGCTACCGGGCAATTTATGGCGAAGATATAAACCTCGAGCCGAACAGCCCAGACGGCCAAAGGGTAGCGATTGAGGCGCAGCTTGTTTTAGACGCTCAATCGTTCGGCGCTCTTGAGTACAATCAGCGTGATCCTGACTTTGCCCTTGGCCAGTCTTTGAACTCCATCATTAAGCTGTCCGGCATCACGCGCAGGCCCGCCACGCGGTCACAGGTAGACGTTACGGT